CAAACTCCTGAGGAGTTTGTAAAGTTGTATGGTGCTACCCACAACTTGTAAAATAATGGGTAACACAATGGTTGACAATAAATGGCTATTGTGTTATCATTATAACAGTGCTGAGTGATATCAGTACATTTTTAACTTAGCTTTTAATTAAAGGAAACATATGGCTAATTCTAATCAAACTTTCAAAGTCGCTGGTATTACTATTCACAATGGTAACGCTAAAGTTCGTTTCACCGATGACATGGTCCGTCGTATCAAGCAATTCACTAAAGGTGGTGCTAGTCGTGTGGAATTTGTTGAACTACCTTCAGAAATGACAAAAGTAGAAGCATTAAAATATCTTGCTACTCTATCTGAGTTTGCTAGTGCAAGTGATCAGGCAACTATTGCTGATACACTTGAAGATAAAACTAAAGAAGCAAGTAAAGGTGAAGTTAAAGTAAAAGCTTCTAAAACAAAGCCTAGTATTGATGTTATCAAAGCACGTGCTAAAAAAGCAAAAGTGTCCGCAGAAGATATTCTTGCGGCAGTTGAAGACGCTCCACTCTAATTAATAGGGCTTCGGCCCTTATACTATGAACTTAAATCTATCTACATTCCGTCGCTCGTTTAACCCTCGTAGAGAATTTAATCCTGCAGATAGAAAAGATTTGCTAGAATTTAAATTCTTTAAGAAACATGGTAAATGGAAAACAGGGTGTCCTTTCTTTTTAGAGGATCCGTTTGTTGAGATTCCAGCAATGTGTGAAAGTAAATTCACAAACTATATGCTAGAGAAGATGAAATAAAAAAGCCCCTATTGGGGCTTTTTTAATTATAAATCACCTGTGTTTGTTGAAGGGAAGGCTCTGGTAATGCCAGAAGTGCCAGCCCAAATGATACGTACTGCACCTCCTCCGTCTGTTCCAAAAGAAGAGCCAACACCACCACCGCCATAATTGCCACCAACTAGAAGGCTAGCACCAATAGTTCCATTACTGCCGGGATTACCATTTACTCCGGGAGCACCACCAGTACCACTTGAGGCTTCTCCAAATATTCCTGTGCCTCCACCTGAAGCGCCGTTTGTACTTCCACTTCCAGGATACCCGCCACCACCACCAGCGCCACCACCAGCACCAGAAGCTCCAGAAGCTCCTGCATTTCCACCAGCACCGCCAGCACCTGAATATCCACCAGCACCGCCGCCACCTGCTCTTGAAACTGAACCAAGTATAACCGTACCACTTGCCCCACCTGCCCCGCCAGTGCCATAAATAACTACTCCGCCGGCCGCGGCAGTTCCTATAACTGAACCAGTAGCTCCTCCACCCGCCATACAACTTGTAGAATTAAAACTACTGTCTCCGCCGTTTGCGCCACCGAATGACACGCCTACTGCACCGACAACAACCGTATAAGAATTTCCGGGAGCAACTGTAATATTATTAGCGTAAGCTAAAGCACCGCCCGCGCCCCATTGAAAAGCATTATTTACAGCTACTGCGCCCCCTCCGCCGCCGATACAAACTACAGATACAGAAGTTACACCTGCAGGGGCAACCCAAGAATATGTCCCGGCTGTTGTATAGGCTTGTTGACCAGCTGGAGCTGGAGATGGACCTGGAGCTGGATTTGCAGCGGCCCCGTTCGTACCTATTATTAGAGCTACCATACCACCCATTATGCTACTCCTGCACCGCTAATGAACCAAGTATCACTTGCCACCTTCATTAGTGTAGCCATACCATAAGTACCCACAACTCTGTTACCAGCGGTTGCGTTGCCTCCCATATACAACGTTACACCCGATGTTGCATTAACTAACACATTACCTGCCGCCTGAACAACAATACTAATTGCTGTACCAGTAGCAAATGCCACGCTAGCGTTAGTTGGAATAGTCAATGTCAAGTTACCAGCGGTAGTTGAGTAGTAATGTTTACCTGCATCAGTTAATGCAAGTGTAGCATTAGCTGCCGAAATTTGAGGGACATTCAAATAACCGATAGTAAAACCGTTTGTGTTACCTGAGATGTTACCGGTAGTTGAGATGTTGCCACCAATCACATTACCGGCAACACTTATTGTGTTACCATATGTAACTTCTTTGCTAGTAGTATTGTAGAACATTACTTGAGCAATATTAGCTACATCATTGCGAACTGGTGCTACTGTGAATGTATTGGCTGTAGTTTGATTTAGCTCAGTGCCAGTAGCATTTAATATGATTGAGTTGCTAGCTTGGTTGGTACCACCAGCAGCAAAACCAACAGCCACTGCTGAAGCACCTTGATTAGCGTAACCTGCACTTGCACCAATAGCTACTGCTTGAGTACCTTGAGTATTATAACCAGTACTTGCACCAATAGCTAGTGCATAAGTGCCCTGTGAAGTATAACCAGCAGTGAATCCAATGGCAACTGATAGACCACCTTGAGCATTTGAACCAGCTTCTCGACCAACGCCTACAGAATATCCACCTTGCGCGGTGTTCCCAGCTGCAAACCCAATGGCTATTGAACCGGCACCTTGTGATGTATTACCAGCACCTTGACCAAATGCCACAGCATCATCAACAGTATCTTTTATTACTGCACCGTTTGTGAGTGTGATGATGCCAGTGCTGATGTTGCCGCCAGTCACATTACCAGTAACACTTAATGTTCCTGCTACATTTACGCCAGTTGAAGTAATTACTACTTCATTTGGTGCACCTACTGCTGACAAAGAGATGTTACCGTTACTAGTAATAGTGATGTTTGAGTTACCATTCTGTAACAAACCGCTATTGATAGTAGTAATGTTACCGGTAGTAATAATTGCAGTTGCAGTACCTAAGTTACCAACATTTGCATTACCTGTAACAGATAGACTTGTTAGTGTACCAACACTAGTAATATTAGGTTGTGCATTTGTGTACACTGTACCTGATACTAATGCGTTACCTACTTGCCCTGACACATTACCACCAGCTAAGCCAGTCAATGCTTGTCCATTACCTATGATATTACCAACGGATACATTACCGGTTGTAGTAATAGTATTGCTACCATAACTAGCCAATAATGTTACAACATTACTATCACCGTACACACCGCCGGCTGGAGCCGATGCAAAGACACCATTACCGTAAAGAATATTGCTTGCGTTACCGTCTTTGTTTATTGTAGCAATATTACCAATACCACTTACATTAGCTACTGCAACACTGTTAGCCGTTGCGGCAAATGATACTGCACCTGATACATTAGCACCGGCTACGGCATTTGCTGTGGTAGCAAATGATACTGCACCTGATACATTAGCACCTGCCACTGCGTTTGCTGATGCGGCAGATGTTGCTGAAGCCACAGTGCCACTTACATTAGCACCGGCTACGGCATTCGCTGTGGTAGCAAATGATACTGCACCAGACACATTAGCACCGGCTACGGCATTCGCTGTGGTAGCAAATGATACTGCACCAGACACATTACCGCCGGCAATGCCGGTCAATGCTTGTCCATTACCTATGATATTACCAACACTTACATTTCCTGTAGTAGTAATAGTATTACTGCCGTATGAGGCTAAAAATGTTGCTACATTACTATCACCATATGAGACAGCAACAGATGCGGCCGCAAATACACCATTACCATATAATATTTGTGATGAATTGCCATTTAAGTTAATGGTAGAGATATTACCAATACCTGATACGTTTGCTACTGCTACGCTATTAGCAGTTGTTGCGTATGTGACAGCACCAGATACATTAGCACCGGCCACTGCGTTAGCTGTAGCGGCATAAGTTACTTGCCCTGTTACATTAGCACCAGCTAAGCCAGTTAATGCTTGTCCATTACCAATTATATTACCAACTGATACATTACCAGTTGTAGTCATTGTATTACTGCCATAACTTGCTAAGAATGTTGCGACATTACTGTTACCATAACCTCCACCAGCCGGAGCCGATGCAAAGACACCATTACCATATAATATGTTACTTAAATTACCATCTAAATTAATTGAAGCAATATTTCCTACTCCGGATACATTAGCTAATGCTACTGCAAAAGCCGTATTAGCAACATTGGCATTAGGTACAAAACCAGATACATTAGCACCAACCAATGAACTTAATCCACTAGCGTTACCGGTAAATACACCTGTATTAGCAGTAAATGCCGGTGCAGTAACAGTACCACTAGAATTCAAGGATGTTAATGTACCAACACTTGTGATATTACCTTGTGCGGCTGTTGTTACTGTACCTGCAGTAGTTGCACTTGTTGCCGCACCTGTTAACGCACCTGTAAATGTAGTTGCACTCACGTTACCAAATGTGCCATTACCAGTAACTGCTAATGCACCGGTCGTTTTGTTGAAAGTAAATGCAGAGTTACCACCAAAAGCACCGGCATCATTAAATTGAACTTGGGTGTTAGCACCGCCGGGTGATCCGTTTCCTCCACCGCCCCCGGCTGCCCAACTTAAATTACCAGTTCCGTCTGTTTGTAAATATTGTCCACCTGTACCACCTGTAATTATTAAATTACTCACAGCACCAAGATTAGCTATAGTAGAAACATTTAATATGGTTAATGATGCTAATCCAGCAGAACTTATACCACTAGTGTATACAGTACCCGTAACAGTTACATTGCCGGCACCTACTGTACCTGTAAATGTTGGTAAAAAGTTAGCAACGTCATCGTTGGTATATTCATTTCCTGAATAGGTGTTAACGTTATATGAATTTACTGTTTGATTAACTGCACTAACAGAGATAGCTTTATTGCTATTAAATACAGTTACAACATCGGCTGGTTCATTATTAGTTGCTGATGTAATAGTTAATGATGCTCCTGAAACTGTTTGTGTAGCTTGATTATAGGTTATTGTGTCACCAGACACTTGTGGAGCAATACTTCTAGCTATTGCCGTTCCACCTGAGGTTGCTGAACCTGTACTAGCAGAAACTGTAGGGGGACTTGTTCTTGCTACTGAGGGTTTTTGTGTTTCTAATGATCTTAATACAGACGGATCAGCTCCACCGATCATTGGGGGTGTTGTTGCCATTAATGGTCCTTTAATTGTTATACTACTATTTATTATAATTTAGAAGTTATGGATTGTTAACCGACTTAATGATCCAATAATCACTGCTCATATTAGGTTTGATAACATCAAATGGCATGTAGAAGTAACCCTTATCTCCCCAATAAGGTCCCCAACTGTTTCTGACAATAAAGACTTTCTTACGCTTATCATATCCAACAAGCAACACAGCATGACCACCTAATAGCTTTTCACGTTTTGTATTTGGATAGGGCATTCTACCTGTTCTAGCAACAGTAGATGACATAAAACTTTGATAAACATGAAAGCCTATTATAACTGGATAACCATTTGTTAATGCGTCAATACATCCATTAAAATCATTTACTCTTTCGTATCGTGTTACTTTACGATTCAATGCGTCAATCTTTGCTTCATTGATTGGTTCTAGTCTAAATTTTCTAATGTTGTACGGCCAATAAGTTTCTAAACTAGCACCATAGTGATTTGTTGCTTTTATACCATCACGTATATAAGCACCACTATCATAGTTAACAGTACCCAATAATAGTCGTTCATAGTAATAGATAAACAATCTACTAACATCTGTTGGTTTACCATTACGTTTGTTTAGTAATTCAATAGCACCCGCAATAGCTTGTCCAGTACAACTTCCCAGATTACCTTGATTTTCAATTGGACTACAATGACTTCTTAAATCAACAAAGTTAGGATTTGTATTTGCTGTTACTTGATATTTGTAATCTCTTGTATCTGGTCTATCTGTTTTCCATATTAGGTTATATTTGTCAAGTGTCCTAGGTATGACTTTTTTGTCAGCAGGCTTATTAAAGGTATGATCCTCAGTTGTGTTTATTATTGAGCGAGGATCTTGTTTCATAATAATTCCTTAAATTAATGTGAACAGTTAGTTTTACAGTTTAGTGTAGCCATAATTAACTACTGCTGTGTTACCACTATTGTTAGTGATACCAAATGTAAACACATTAGCCGTGTTACCTAAATAAGTATTAACATTGCTGATTGAACCTACTGTGCCAGTAAACTGATTAGGTATTGATGTAAGCACCAACGCATTCCCAACTGCGTAGTACCAACCATATTGTTCACCTAGTACCGGTACATTTGTATTTGTAACAACAGCAGTCGCAGTATATGTCACGATACCGTTTGGAATATTACCGTTAACCCAGAGTGCATAAGTTCCATTCAATGGAACACTAATGTTTACTGTATTGACGCCGGGTTCAAGAGTCCAACTACTTGTTATTTTTGTTGCAACATTAGATAAACCGCCACCGTTACCGGTAAAGTTGTTGGCTGAAATATTACCAGACGCACTAATATTGCCACCGGCGATGTTGCCAGTACTTGGTTCAACTGTAGCATAGTTTACATATTTTAGATTACCATCATATGTCATTATACTCATTGCACCGGTAGAGGTGATATCTTGTGCTACTGTTGGGGCCGGTACGGCTGAAAATATACCGTTACCATACAATACATTGCTTGAACTGCCATCTAAGTTTGTTGCTACGATATTACCAAATGCACTTGAACCATTAGCAAAGTTGATTGCTACTGTATTGCCTGGTAGTGTTAAATTACCGGTTTCATCAAAATTCCAAAGCTTCACCGTCCCAACATTACCTGAATCAGATTGTGCTTGTAGTACTACCTTGGCAAGATTGTCGCCGGCTCTGCTAACAGCAACAGCCGCATACTGAGATGCCGCATCAGGATCTACAGTCCATGCCAGTGCCGCAGAACCACTATTACCTTGTCCTTGAACGCTGAATAGCTTTCCAGAGTCAGCAATGATTCTAGGATACTGAATGTTCCCGTTATAATCAATTGATACACCAATAGGTAGTGTTAAACTGCCATCTGTGCCAAATGTCCACATAGCATTACTACTATTACCATCATTGCTGTTGATCACAACATTGCCGGTGTTGGCCAGTTTGACATACAAGTTATCACTGCCCAAGAACAACTCGGTTGTATACAAGTTTCCACTTGTCATGTGTATATGGTCACCGTCATTCGCTGTTGGATAAATCAATAACTGTTGATTGGCAGTAGTTCCACCTGTTGGTTTCAAGGCAATAGCACTACCACTAAGTGATTGGTCTGGAATGTTGGTTTCATAAACAACACTATTCAATGGTAGTGTTAAGTTACCAGTTGTGTCAAAGTTCCAAGTCTTTGTGCCACTGACATTACCGGCCTGTATAGCCACGTTGCCGCCCTGTAAAACAGCGACATTGGCTTCTTCATCTGTACCTAAAATCAAATTGGCACCAGCAGCACCGGCTGCCATATGTATATCCGCGGCCCCGGTCAAGTAAATATTTACATATGCGGCAGCATCAGCAGAGTTTGGTTGCAGATTCAAGTTACCTGTGCCAATGATATTAACGTCATTGAATGTAACATTACCTGTATTAGCACCACCTGCTACCGCCGCAAATACTCCGTTGCCGTATAACACATTACTACTATTACCAGTTAAATTGATAGTAGCAATATTACCTAAACCTGACACATTTGCGGCTGCAACCGCATATGCTGTATTAGAAACATTAGCATTAGCTACAAATCCAGAGACATTGGCACCTGCAATATTAGTCAATGCTTGTCCATTACCAATAATATTTCCAACAGATACATTACCTGTAGTTGTTATTGTATTAGAACCAAACGCAGATAATAGTGTTACAACATTACTATTACCATATGTAGTAGTATCACTTGCCCAACTTAAAGTACCGTTACCGTTAGTAGATAACAATTGTCCGGCTGTACCACCTGCAATATGTAAGTTAGAAACATTACCTAATGTAACATTTGCAGTAGTTGTAAAATTAACTATACCCGTTACATTGCTTACGGTTAATCCAGTTAAATTACCCATGCTTGTTATATTTGGTTGAGCATTAGTTAATACAGTATTTGCTGTTGTTGCAGTAGTAGCTTTAGCGGCAGAAACATAGTTACCTCCGGCACCTGCTAATACAACATTAGCAATATTACCTAATACTGTTTTTTCTGTAGTAGGAGTACCTGCCATATTAACTACTGGTATAACTGTAGAGCTAGCTAAGTTTGCACCAATATTTGTTAGTTCTGTAATTTTAATTGTCGTTGTCATTTTTATTTCCTAATATCTTTAAGCAAATATTGTACCGTTATTACCTATACAAAACCACTTATTTGTTATATATTGTAAGGTGCATCCATCACCGATATTATCAAATGTTATGGTACCTGTACCTGAACTTTGCCATCCTGCATTGGTTACGGTGATAACCATATCACCACCGTCAGCCACCATCATAAAAGTTTTTATTTGTCCTGTAGTACCGGCTCCTAAAGTAGCTGTACTAGCTACAGATGTGCTAAAGTAACTAGCAGTAACTGCTAAGTTTACAGATGACCCTGTTGTTAAATTCTCACTACCACTCAATAATAATTGACCAGTTACCGATACATTTGCAGGTAAATCTACAGTCAATGTTCCTGTAGTAGTTAATGGGCTCCCAGTAATAGTTAAATTATTACTAGTTAAAGCTACATTGGTCACGCCTGTATTATTTATATTTACCGTACCTGTCGTAGCGTTGGCTGTAATAGTTACGCCATTTCCGGTAAATGTATTGTATGGGCTAGCAGACGTAAATAACGTTGCAAAGTTATCTTTTGTCTTATTAAATGCTGTGTATAGGCTGTCGCTACCGGTAGATTCGTTTTGTAATCCAATATTAATTACTTGTAGTCCTGAAATTGCCATAATTTAATCCTTATTATGTATTTATCAATAAGGACTAAATGTAATATCATCAGGTTGGACTAAAACTTGACCCGCATCCGCATGTTGTTGCCGCATTAGGATTACTAATTTTGAACTGAGATCCACTCAAATCTTCAACATAATCTATGCTGGCATTCTGTAAATATTGTGCTGAAATACTATCTACTAACATACTTAATGATCCTGCAGGTATCTCAAAATCATCTTCATTTTGTTCTTCATCTATGGTAAAACCATACTGCATTCCACTACATCCACCACCTTGAACAAATACACGAATCCTAGCTTTTGGATTGTTTTCTTCAGCTAAAATATCAGCTATCTTTATAGTAGCATTTTCTGTTATTTCTATCATAAACTCTTACCCCACCTTGTGTTAATTACATTCCAATTGATGATTTTCCACTGCTCTTTTAGATACTTTTGCTTATCACTGCCATAGTCTAATATCCAAGCGTGTTCCCATCTATCAACTAATAGCAATATATCATTACGTACTTCATGGTTCTTGATTGTTTTAATCTTACCATCATATGCTAAATATACCCAACCTGATCCCTCTAACTTCATGAATTCAGTTTCAAACTGTGACTTCATGTTATCATAGTTACCGTAATGTTTGTTGATAAAGCCCATCATAGGACCATTTGGATTGTTTTTGTTTCTTACTTCACGGAATTGGGGGAATAATGTGTTATGTAAGAAGGCACCCGCATAGTTAAAGTCTTTGTCACCCTCACCCTTGTTATAGCGTTCAGCATAGCCTTTAGCTAGTTTATCATAATGTAGGTCTAGTGTGTCCTGACTTAATACAGGTTTAACCTCACTCGCAGTGAAGTTTAGTGGTATGATTTCTATATCTTGAGGTTTAGCCTTGTCCTCAAGTAATTGAATTATATCTCTCATACATGTATTTATCGTATGAAAGACTATTGGGGATTATCGTCGGCGCACGATTCGGCCTTTTGATAAGTCGTATGGACTAAATTCTAATTCTACTGTATCTCCAAGTAGAACTTTAATATCATGCTGGCGCATTTTACCAGAGATATAACCTATTACATTTGTGTTATTTACTTTAACACGAAACATGGCATTAGGTAACACGTCTGTTACCGTACCATCCATTCGTAAACCTTCTTCTTTTGCCATGTGTTTTGCTTTACGCTCCTTTTTAATTCCTACGCATTGTGCTAATTGCCTTAGCCTCTTCATCACTAAAGACCGGCACTGCATTACTTTTATGCATAGTGCCAATCCCAATAATTTTATTACCCGTATATTGTGGAATATCTTTTGTACGAACAGCACCCTTGTGACCGGTATCTAAACTGTTAATACGTACAGTCTCACGACCTGCAGGTGCAGATAGTGTGTATTGTAATGGCTCAGCCGCTAATGCTCGTTTGCGCTTTTTGTCATCAGCGTCAACTTCCCATTTTTTCTGTAGTTCTTTCCAATCGGCATCAAGTTGACGGGCTTTCTGTGCCTCTGCGCTATTGCGAAACTTAATCTTGCCCTTACGTTTACCACCGGTACTAAGCCAGGGTCCTTCTAAATGCATGGTCATGATGTGTATGTCATAGTTATTAAACAGTTTCTATTATAGCGTAATATGGATTATTTGTCAAATCTTACTTCTTTAAGATTGACCAAACCTTCTCTTTTTCTAGTAGTTCTTGCTCTAGTTCTTTATAGCGTTTACCCAATTCTTTTAACTCATCCCATCTATCTTCTAGTTCAGGATGTGGGTGAAGAATAGCCAATCGTTCGTCAATCTTTTCAAGCATCTCTGATAGATTTTTGCCCTTGATAGTTACTTCACCTTCAAAGTCAGCATCACCGTTAACCTTAAGTGTAGCCCCTTTTATATTAGGTTCGATTGAAGTAATAGTTGATGTACCATTTAAACCCCAATACAACCCGTTTGAAGTATTATTGGGTACAGTAACTGTGCCTGTAGTAACTGTACCTACAGTACTGAATGAATCCCCTATCATAGTGTTATTATAATTTGAGTAACTCATTTGTTAGCTCGTTTTAAGATGTACTTACCTTTTGAATCTATGGCAAATTCAATCTCATCACCCTCACGCCAGCCTAATTCATCTAATAATTTCTGTGGTATAGGCAACATTAAATCACCTGTATCAGGATCTTCATGTGTAATTACTTCATAACGAACTAAGTCTTTGCCGGGTTTCTTCATATCATTACTTATCTAGTTAGATAGGGAGCATAAATCTTTTCTAATTCATCAATAGTATGTTGAGTGTTGTCATCTTCATGCTTAACCGCAATACCACCGGCATTAGTCCAAAGATTCAAATATTTACCGTAATCATCTACTAATACATTTGGTTCACCATTACTCAATGCGTATTTGTGCTTATGTTGTGTAAAGATAGCGTTTTGTGTAGCATTTGGATTGTGTTCATCTAACCAATCTTTTTTAGCTCCTACACTGGCTTCAGCATACGGTCCACGCAATGGAGCACTCAATACAGTGTATGGAATATTGTGTTGATTTAACCATTGTACAACTCTGCCGCCACCCTCTAGAGGTTGTAGTTCTCTAAAAAACTTATATACTTCTAAGGGGCTACTTGAGGCTAATTCATTGATTGATGTTTCAGTATCAGGAATCTCTTTATAATTACCAACATTATGTTTTGCGGCCCAAGCTCCAAAGAAATCAGCTTGTACCCCATCCATATCCAAATATAGATGTGGCATTTTTTTGTTTGTATCTTCCATTAATTCCTTAATTTTCATTTAGTTATTATATCGCAAATGGTATAACAAGCCAAATGCCTTGGGTCAATAACATTGTTCCAAAAATACTGACACCAATACTTCCCCAAAACATACGCTTGTCTACAGCTAAAATACTAGCGGAAAGTAATACAATCGCTAACTGAAATGCCATTGCGGCAAAAGTTAACCATGGTGTATGCTTTTTGGCTTCATCACGCTCGGCTTCGATCTTTAATGCTTTAGCCATTAACTCTTTCTTACCCTCACCCTTATCAGGCTCAGATTCATATCTATCAATCTTGGCTTGTAGTTCTATTCTACGTTTTGGATCTTTGGCATCCTCTAATTGCCCTTCGGCAATAGATTGCTTAATTGACTTAGCTTGATAGAAGTTCCATGTATCGTTTGCTTTAATAGTATTGGTCAATATCTTACTACTAAACCCACTAGCCATATAAGTTGTAACTGCTAATAGTAATGCAATGACGGTTATGACCCATCCTGCTCTATCTTTAATTTGTGCTTCACGTTCACTGCGTGATAATGTTTTTTCTTCTGCCATTTTATTTCCTTTGTTATGACTTATGCTATTTGATTGAATTTAATCAATTAAATATATATTTATACCCAATCAAAAGGAGTAAGCCAATGAGTTGGTTCAAGCACAAACCC